GGATAATCAGATATTGCAATACGTGCATTCAGACGAGTACATAAGGTATCCATATCTACATCAGTAAATTCATGAATACCTACATCACCCGAAGTGTTCCAACCAACCGGTCTGTTATAAAAACTACCAGTATAGTTCGCATCATTAGATAGTTGTCTTAGATTAGTCGTAGTTGTGCCGGAAGTGATAGATGATGCGGGATGGGTACCATCAGGTTCATTGTAGAAAGTATCAACGAAAGAACCAATGATAGTGCCACTAGAGAGATGCAAGTCTCCCGCAGAAGAACCCGAAGAATTCTTTAGTTGAATACCTGCACGATAGGCGAGATAGTTCTCTTCCGTAGGAGTCATCTCCTTCAGATCACCATTCGTACCTTCTAACTTTAGTGGGATATCAGATGCGGCCACAAATTCACTTCTCTAATTTATTAAACTTATTTCTATTTATAAGTTTATTTATGCGGTTCTTACATACAGAGTATATGTTTCAACTGAGAATGTAGTATCCCTAATAGTCTGACCCACGTAGTCTCCTACAAAGTCTCTGGAATAATTACCGGCAAAGTTTCTACTATAATTACCAATATAGTTGCCGCCAAAATCTACAGTTCTTGTTCGAGTAGACTCTCTAGTATATGAAGATCCTCTAGTTCTGGTGTATGTGGAATCACGATTTCTTATATAATTACTGTTTCTTTCTCGGGTATAGTTGGAGTTTCTATCTCTGGTAAACTCACCAGTATAATCACCGACATAATCCGCAGCATAAACTCCAGCGTATGAAGATCCTCTAAAAGTTGTGTATGACGAAACCCGAGCTCTACTGAAAGAATCGAACCTTGTTCTGGTTGATATTCGTAGGAAACCTCCGGTATAGTTGCCGCCAAAATCTCTTGTATAATCCCCAGCAAACGCTTTAAGGTAAGACGATACCCGAGTTCTGATATATGTCGAATCACGATCATTTAATCTAACTCTGGTAAATAGACCTGCATAATCACCGGTATAGTTACCGGTATAGTCTCTCGTATATTCACCGGTATAGTTACCAGTATAGAGTGAAACCCTAGTCCGTATATAATTACTGTTTCTTTCTCGGGTAAAGTCTCTTGCATACTGTCCCGAGAAAGTAGAAGACCTAGTCCGTATATAATTACTGTTTCTTTCTCGGGTAAAGTCTCTTGCATATTCTCCCGCAAAAGTAGAAGATCTAACTCTTATGTAACTAGAATCTCTATTTCTGGTAAAGTCCCTCGCATATTCTCCCGCAAAAATAGAAGATCTAACTCTTATGTAACTAGAATCTCTATTTCTGGTAAAGTCTCTTGCATATTCCCCAGCAAACGATCTGTTGTAATTCGAATTTCTAGTTCTTTCATAGTTTCTTGAGTATTCGCCAACAAACAATCTATTATAACTTGATACTCTGGCTCTTTCGAAGTTTCTTGAGTATTCCCCAGCAAACTCTCTAGAATAAGTAGATACCCGAGTCCTAGTAAATTCGCGAACGGATCCCTTCAAATATGAACTGACTCTTGTGAAATCACCAATGTATGAAGGAACCGTCCTAGTAGCTATAAAGTCACCGGTATACGTAGCGGGGCCAGCAAAGTAAAGACCACCACCCGATTTGTCGTATCTGACAGAATTCACAAATCCTGCAAAAGTAGATGTACGGTTACGAGTATATTCTCCCGGCAATCCCAAATAACCAGCACCCACAAACTCTCTTATGTAATCACCAGTAAAGTAAAAAGTATTTTTTAGGTATTCTACACGATCTCGTGTATAATTACTTACTCTAACAGCACCATATGTGGATGTCGAAGTGCGTGTAAAGTTTAATATTCGAGTGAAGTCGCCAATATATGTTGAGAAACGAGTTCTGCTGAAGTTTCTATTATATGTAGAAATTCTATTTCTTGTATAGTCACGTGCATATTCACCAACAAAGAATCTATTATATGAAGAACTTCTATCTCTAGTGAAGTCACGTGCATAGTTACCAATGAAGCTTCTGGAGTATGAAGAAATTCTAATTCTAGTGAAGTCACGTGCATAGTTACCAATATATGTGGCAGTATAATCGCCAGTGTAAGTTGATTCCCTATCTCTTGTGAAGTCACCTGCATATTCACCAATATATGTGGCAGTATAATCGCCAGTGTAAGTTGATCCCCTAATTCTAGTAAAGTCACGTGCATATTGTCCAGAGAAATCTCTGGTATAATCGCCAGTGTAAGTTGATGCCCTAATTCTGGTGTAGTCACGTGCATATTGTCCAGAGAAAAGTCTGGTATAATCGCCAGTGTAACTGGAATTTCTACTTACTATTCTTGTTCTGGTATAGGTAGATGGTCTCTCACGTGTCGAGATGCGTGTATATTCACCTACATAGTTACCAGCATAGTTGCCAAGAAACGATCTAGTATATTCGCCTGCAAAGTCTCTGGAATAACTAGATGTACGGATTCTACCATAAGCCGATTCCCGAGTCCGTGTGAAGTCTCTGGTATAATTGCCAGCATAGTTACCGGCATATGAACTGATACGTGTCGCTATGAAATCTCTAAAAAAGGTACGTGAAAAGTGGCGAAGGTAGTCACCTGTGTAATTTCCACTATAGTTACCCGCAAAGTCTCTAGAATAGTTACCCGCAAAGTCTCTAGAATAGTCGCCAGTAAAATCACCGGTATAATTGCCCGTAAATTCTCTGGTATAGTCTCCTATAAATTCTCTGGTGTAATTGCCTGTGAATTCACCGGCATATGAAACTGTCCCTGTGCGAGTGTAATCATCAGCGTAAGCCGAAGGTCTAGTTCTCGTGTATAAAGATGCTCGTGTGCGAGTATAGTTCTGTTCACTGACAACACGAATGGTGTTTGCAGCACTACCTACATTCTTCCAAGTGCCACCGACAGGTATACCCTGCGAAGAAGTTCTAAGTTCATATGATCCGACCGCGCCATCAATTGCACGTCTAGTCTTTGCACGTTGACCAATAGTCACTTGAACTTGACGATCAGTTAACTTTTGAAGTCCTTGATAATCACCACTGTCGCCACTACTTCTCTTCAGTCCCGCGAGAGTGACCGAAGTTGGAGCAGTCATTGCAGTTCTACGCCATATACTATAGTCATTTACAGTATATGGGTTCCCCGAAGAGTCAGCACGTTGATCATGCAAAACACTAGGGACTAGAATGTCATAGTCTGCACTAGGTCTGGTCGAAGACAACTTGAGAGAGCCTGGATAGTCAGATAGTGCGATACGACCATTGATATCATCGATGAAAGTGTTCAGATCATTATCCGACATTTCATATACATTACTTTCATAATGTCCGACTGGTTTTCTCCAATCACTATCATTCTCTAGTGCGGTACCATTGATCTGATGTAAATTTGTTGTGGTGGTAATAACCGATTGGGCATTATATGGATGAGTTCCAACGGGTTCTGGATAATAGGTATCCGTCAGAGATCCAAGAGACCTATTTCCACTTGCACTGAGCGTAAGAAGCCCTACATCGCTACTGTCCGCAATTGCGTTCTGTAGTCCTGCGAGGTAGGCAACATAATTTTTCTCGGTTGCATTTATCTGTTGGAGATTACCATTAATGTCTTTTAATTTTAACGGTAATGTCTTATTATCTGACATTCTCTTTCCTACTATTAGTTTAGAAGAGTACCGTTTTCGTCATAGATTAAGACAGTTCTAGATGCCAGTTCATTTAACGCTTTAACAATACTATCATTATTTATACCTTCGAAGAAGTTGCCTGGCGCAGAACTATCAAGTTGATTCAACTGTCCCACTCGATTACTCAAGTTAAGAATGTCAGTATCGTTACTTGTAACTCTACCCTTTACAACTTCAATCTCACCAACCGCACTATCCAGTTGGGTGTGGATCTCATTGATAGCCGGAACAATAAACTTACTTGTTGTATCCAGTGTGGAGATACCTGTTCCTGACATGTTCGCAGTTGTACCACCGGACTGTATAATGTCCAGATGCGCACGGGTTATAAGTTTCTCGGACTCTATCTCGGTAACTGCACTATCTAGTTGCAAATGAAGTTCATTGATACCACCCGCAACATCTTGTGCGGTAGTGTCTAGATCTTCGTCAGTGTGGAATGCACGACCATGTATCTCTACCTTAGTTGCATCCATTTCGATTGCAAGACCAGTACCAGAATAAATGTCCAGATGATTGCCAGAGTTTCGGAATTCACCAAACTGAACGGTTGCATCTTTAAGGAATACATTACCACCGTCTGCATCAAGTATAATATCACCGGAGACATCATACGTCAGATTTCCTACAACATCAACTTCTTGGTTTGTACCAAGGTTATAGGTGAACTTAGTGACACCGCCATCCTTGAAGAAGATGTCCGCGCCATTCGCGTCAAGTGTAATATCACCTTCTGCATCAAGAAGAATATTTGTTCCTGCATTGATGGTTGCAGTTGTTCCTGCGGTAGTAGATGTAGATCCACCGGCAGTCTGTACAATACTACCTGTAGTAGTCAGACCATACGAGTCCGCACTATCATTTAATGCACCGATGATAGCATTTACTAATGTGCCACCAACAGTAGTAGTTTTGTTTACGGTAATATTCTCTTTTACCGAACCACCAATAGTTAGACTATAACCATTTGTAGTAGACAAAGATGCAGAATCACTTACCGATATATTATAATCTCCGGTAACAGTGATGTTGTTTGTTGCACCTAATTGATGACGGATGCGTGTGGATGCACCGTCTTTGAAGTAAATGTCGTTTCCATCTGCGTCAAGTGTAATATCACCAGAAGCATCGATCAAGTAATTACCGTCTGCTGTATGGGTTTGTCCCAATGATGTTGTGGTCAATGTACCCAAAGTAGTATGAGACATTGCACCACTAGAAGTAACTGAGTAAGTACCACCAGCACTATCAGATTGGTTACCTGATACAGTTTGTGTAAGATTACCGTTAACATCTAAAGTGTTTGACGCACCCATTCCATATGAGAAACGAGAAGTACCTGCATCTTTGAAGTCGATGTCTCCACCGTCTGCATCCAGTACTATATCACCTGCCACATCGACAGTTAAGTTGCCGGTGGGTACGTCAATCTCTTGATTCGCACCCATAACGAAGTCGAATCTGATCGCCCCATTATCTTTAAGTGTAACATTACCGCCATTTGCATCAAGGTTAATATCACCCTCAACATCTGCGGTTAGGTTACCACCAGCGGTAAGACCCATGTTTGATTCAGTAACAAGATTGAACGCACCACCCGCAGTATTCGTCATCGGGCCACGAGTGTCGATATTAATACCGTTAGTCGAAGAGATGTCACGAGTACCAGAAGCACTGTCAGAGTGATCTCCTGCCACTGTAAGGGTGTTGTTACCCGAAGTAGTAGTAGTGAGTGTACCTGTAACATCTAAAGTATTTGCTGAACCCAGTCCGTAAGCAAAACGAGTCGTTCCAGCTTGTTTGAGGTCAATGTCACCACCACCGGCATCCAATACAATATCATCGGCAACATCAAAGATCAAAGAACCGACAACATCAATCTCTTGATTCGTACCGAAATTATATGTTACCTTATTGGCACCACCATCTGTTAGATATAGTTGTCCACCATCAGCATCGAGAGTAATATCTCCAGATGCATCAACAGTGAAGTTTCCCGCCACATTATGGGTTTGTCCCAATGATGTTGTGGTGAGAGTACCAAGAGTGGTATGAGACATCGCACCAGTTGAGGTGATGTCACGAGTACCATTTGCACTGTCTGAGAAGTTGCCTGAGACGGTTTGAGTTAGATTACCTGTAATGTCTAAGGTATTAGATGCACCAAGTCCGTATTCAAATCTAGATACTCCACCGTCTTTTAGGTCGATGTTTGCGCCATCTGCGTCTAATATAATATTACCAGACACATCAAGAGTATAATTGCCAGTTACGGCTTCGGTGTTAGTGGTACCCATCGTATATGCAATACGAGTAACACCACCATCTTTGTATGTAATGTTTGCCCCATCTGCATCGAAGATTATATCACCCGAGATGTCAAATGTCAAGTTTCCGGTACGAGAAACTGTACCGTCAGTAGCAAAGTCGTACTCTGTGACACCAGCATCTTTGAATGTGACATTACCACCATCAGCATCAAGGATAATATCTCCGGACGCATCGACAGTGTATGTGGTCGTTTCTATTCTAGTTGCACCGGTAGAGGTAAGAGTTGTATCACCAGATACATCGATATCTAAGTTAGAAGAAATATCAAGATCAAGGATACCAGTCACACCAACTGTGTTAGTGGTACCTAATGTGAATGCAATACGACTGACCGAATCATCAAGGAAGTTGATGTTAGATCCACCGGCATCTAAATTAATATCACCTACCGCATCAACGTTGAAGTTTGCACCGACATTGAATTGTACATCAGTACCACTTGCTTGATTAGTACTGATTAGTAAACGAGTTTGAGTTTCCCCTTGGAGGGCATTTCCCGTAGGATAAATGATTTCACCGGAAGATGCGTCAAACACCCTTTCGATTTCGTTGATGGCCATGACCACATCACTATCACCGTGAGTGAGAAGATCCACCGGATCGCCAACATTATAAGAGACAGTGTTCTGGTTGTCTCGCATTGTCTTGAACGAGTCACTTAGTTTCGTAAATGGTCTTGACATCTATAGTTTCTCTACTAGTTGTGAAAGTAAGGATTTGATATCATGGATATCTGACTCTAGTCTATCAACCTTTACTTTAAGATTCTTTTCATCTTGCATCTTTTGTTTACGGAGTTTCTTCTGTTCCCGTGCAAGTTGTATTTCACTTCTATTTATATTAATAATGGCACCCGACTCTGCATCTCTTGCAAAATCGGGTTCATCTTTTACGTGTACCAATTGTCTCTTTTTCATATTATACTGCCAGTGATATAATTCTCAAGTCACGGAATGTAGGTACTTTCGCACTGTTGGTCGATCTCATAACAATCTTAACTTGGAACTGTGTGAATGGTGACATAGTACCACCATCACCACCTACAAGATAACGGTATTCACGGAACACGTTCTTGTTAGTATCAACTGGTAGAACGGTTTCGGAATTAACCAGAGTCCATGCGGATCTCTTAATGTCATCACCCGCACTTGCGACTTTCCAATAAACTTGGAAGTCTGACTCAGGAGGTCTATTCGCAGCAAGTAAGATCTTCAGTCCAACAGCCTGTTCGGTAAGAGTTGTTATTTTAGTAACATGTTTTGCAGACTCAGTACCATATAGAGGGTTAGTCTCACCGACATAAGATAATGGTACATTGAAACCATCCGTAGACGAAGAATCTTGTCTAGAGATCATGTTGTGAATAGTGTTCAACTTACAACGTTGTAAATCAATGACTGGAGACAAGTATGGATTGGTTGTCTTCAATGTTAACTGTACAGTAGTAGATCTCTCGCCATTGAGTTTACCTGCGGTTGACAGATTCTCGGTGCGTCTGTTAAATAGTGCACGAGGATTTGTGAACTCATTATTCTTCTTGTTCTCAATGATGTTATATGAACCATCTTTAACAAATCGAACTTGACTTCCTGCCAATGCGGACTGACTAGTAGTCTTAATCGACATAGTGTAGTTAGTCTCGCCTGGTTGTTTGATATCAATCTCGGGTCTCAATACTTCGAAGTTCATGTTTCTCTGAGAAGTTACAGAAGAACCACCGAACCACTTACGAGAGGTCGCAGATGAAGTTGCAGCATAGGTGTAACCAGAGTTATCAAAATCGATAACAGTACGTACCCCATTAACATCTGCACCGGTCAAACCGTTACCAAAGTCAGTTGCAGAGTCGATACCTCGAATCCAAGTCTTATCACCATCTCTAAGGCCGTGACCTTTGAACATAACACGTACTGCGTTAGATCCAGAATCCACTACCAAAGGATCTTTAGACAAAGATACTGGAGGTATGTTTGCATTCTCAAGGATAGCATTACCAGAGGTTTCAAACTTAGCAACATTGATTCTGTATGAAAGATCTTGACCACTAGAAGGTTCCCACAATTTAGCATTCTGAGATTTAAAGAATCCACCCAGAGTTGTTTGTTGTGAGATGAACGCTTCGTTAGAGTTCAATTGGTGTTCACCGACAGTTGCAACATATACGTTATAGTCCGGATCATTGTTGCCCGGTCTTAGTACGAGTGCATACTCTCCACCCGCAACAAATACCGGATGATCAAATGTAAACGTAGTAGCATTCTGCAACATTTGTTTGTTGGTAGATCCTTCTGGAACAAGAGATACTTGACTTGCAGATAATTTCTTAGTTGCAATAATCTTACTTGAAGACGGAACGCCATTCACAGTAGGTCTCAACTCACAGAATACAGGAGCAGAAGAAGACTTACTTGCAAAGTAAACATCAACAGATGTAATGAATACACCGGCAATTTGTTTAACCAAGAAGGTCTGCGCGATTGGATCGTTATATTCTAGTCTATTATTGGTATGTCTGTAAAGGGCACCAGCTTTACCCCGTCGAGTAGTTCTTTCTACTGGAGTTAGGTCGGCATCAGTCACCGCACCGCCCGGAGGAACTGTAGTGTCTGTTACATGATCTACCGGAGTGATTTGGTTGAGATAATTTACCTCAGAAGTTTCACCAACATGTTCTGTAGATGATGTGGTATCACCGACCAGAGTAGAATATGTTTCGGTAGATACTACATCTGTAGCAATTTCTGTCGAGATAACAGATTCAGTCCATACAGTTGAACTTGAAGCAATTGTTCTATCAACATCACTGGTACTGTTACCTACGATTTTAAGTACGCGAGTTACTTCGACTTCATCTTCATACTCTTCGAGAACACCTCTAGAGTGGAACATTGCTCTACCATAAGACATTGCAGCACTGAAGTCATTGACATTTACGTCAAGTAATGCAAACTCACGAGGCCCTGTGTAGAAACGCATTGCTTGGTTGTTAGGTACTTCGAACGAACCAATAATACTACCTTCTGCGTCAGATATAAGGTTGGTCTTACCAGAACTATGTTCTTGGGTAGTACGTTGAACACCTTCACCATCTTCAGTACTTTTAGATGCAAGGTAATTGCGTTGAGCCCAAGTACTGAACTTATTCTGTTCCCTACAGAAAGAAGATACGTTAGAACCATCAAAGAATGGGAAGTACTGTGTATTAGGACGCAGACCTTCAGCTTTGAATTGAATATCAATCGAACGCATGAAAGGAATGACCGATACATCGATAACCTTTTTACCAACTACGTCACGGATAGTTGATTCACTCGCAATACGGTTTACTGTATTGGAAGTTGTTGTTGTTGTTGTGGTATCCGTAGTAGACTCATACGCATTTTCAGTTTCGATTGTGCGTGTGGTTTCATAAGTAGATGTGTTAACAGTCTTAACTTTATCTCTAGTTTCGGTAGTAACAACATCCCACATATCAGTGGTAATTTGTTCGGCAGTCCAAGGGTTGTAATAACCATATGAATAAGAACCTGTTCCACCTAAGCCAAAGTAAGAACCAGACCAGTTACCAGTCCAACCACCCCAATAATTATTGTTCCACCAAGAATCTATTACTGTACGTGAGATTTCTTCTTCACGTTCACGTGATACTTCTACAGTTTCGGTATAAAGAGTTTCCACATCGGTCACATGACCGACTTCAACCCACTCACCGAGAGTTTCGGTTGTCTCGGTACCAATAAGAACAGGATCCGAACTATTGTGTGTTATCGAAGTTGATGTACCACTTACAAATGAAGTTGCAGCATCACCAGCTTCTAGGTCAGAAGGATCTACACCAAACCATTCGTTCTCGGAGTTGTTCCAGTTCAATGCGTGTTTGAGGTCAAATTCACTTGAACGACCCACAACAGTTTCACCAATCTTCTGAGTCTCTTTCCAAGAATCAGTTTCCGGAGAAAGTTCTACACTACCGACAATGGTAGGAACATAGAAAGGTGCGAGGTTTTCTGTACCAGAAGCGAGTTCTTGCGCTTCATATGCAATTTCGGTATGGTTCAACATAACGAAGTCACCGAATACACCGGTACGTAGTTGACCGACATGATCACTGTCATAGAAAAGATCTGCACAGTCTTCTACAAAAGTAGGACGTAACAGTTTACCTCTCTTGTCAATCGCAGCACGATATTCAGGAGACTTAGTTTGAGAATGAGAATGTGACTTGAAGTTGTCCACAAAGAATCCAGACTTAGCACGATCATTACCCGCAGAATCCAAAACATTCATCATTTTAGTATTCAATTCGAGAAGTGACAATGTAGTCATTTCTTCAAGACGATCAACTTTTTCTTCTAGTTTGTTGATGTCCTGCATCGTATAACCCTTACGTGGAATAAGAGTTGTTCTCAAATCCTGAGTGTGCATGGTATTAGCATTCAGTTTCAGTTTATAAAGATCAATACAATCCACAGGAACATCAGGGTATTTCGGACTCAACGAAGAAGAACCGGTGATATAACGAAGTTCACCTTGTTTAGATATTACCAGACGGTCTGCACGAGGTAAGTAGTATTCGGCATCTGTAGTGATAGTATCGGTAGGTACCGGAAGAGGACAAATTGAACCAGCAGAAAATGAACCAGAGCCATCAGTTGAAGGACGGAAGTCGATTGCATCACGTAGTGACAGAAGACCACCATCAGGCAATTTCTGGCCAGGAACTTTAAGATAATCCAATTGACCATCATAAGAGTTCACAGCATAGAACTGCCCACTTACCGAAGGTTCGAAATATTTATATCGTACAAATACGGATTGACCTGCACTATCAAAACCACCACCAGAATAGATTAATCTACTGTCATCTTGGTGAGTAGTACGGTTACCCGCATCGAATAAGAAACTGGTGAATACATCTTCACCATCAGAATCATTAAGAGATACACGTTGAATACTATAGACATCAGATTTACCGAGAGGAAGGAAATATACACCTGCGCCATCAGAGTCTAATGAAGCAGTTACCACGGTTTCGGTCAGTGTCTTTGTTTTAACACTTGCGTTAGTTTTTCTTATGAATACAATTGCTTCATATGCAACACCATTCGACAACCCACTGAACAAAATGTCTGTGTTTCCGGATTGGATATTTGATGCAACACTTGAAGGTGCAAACTCAGTTGCAGAAGCAACAAGGATATCACTTTCATTAACAAAACGTTCACCAGCATCGGTCAGTGTGATTGTGTGACTAGTACCAGAAGCCGTAAAGTTGTACTTCTTCATAAATGTCATAGTGACATCAGTGAAAGACTTGGGTCGTCTTAATGGAGTATCAAACAGTAAAGCATTTTTCTTAGGTTCATGTACAATACTTCCGCCATTACCTGTTACTTGAACAAGGTTTATGTAGTGAGTATTGGTCGAAGATTTAATAGATTTGACATCACGTAAACTATAATTATAGTTATCTCGTTGGATGTCGAATAAATGTGCCTTGTATAAAGGTGGTCTCACATAGGTGTATCCACCAGTACGAAGTCCTGTGGAACCTTCGGTCAATGCACGAATGTGTGCAGTACCGATTGCACTATCTGCACCATCAAAACCCGCATATAATGTCACCTCTTCGCAAGTATCAATATCCAACATACCAACACCACTATCGAAATAGTAGTAGTTCCCGTAGTCGATACCAATCTGTTCTTCTTCTCTTGCAATAGTGTCTCTTGCTTTAGGAATCGGTATATTGCGAGTAGCAGTAGTTGCAGCTCTATATCCATCGATATATGCTGTGCCTGGATCTACCTTCAACATCAATGTAGATGATGCGTTTGTACCATTAGGTTCTACGCGAAGTTTCCAATACTTCTGGATGAAGTCTCCATTAATCTCTCGGACACGTGTAGCAACGTGATTCCGGACTCTATTGAAACCTTCATCATCAGATTGTTGATCGACTAATCTACCACCTTCGATACGACCGAAATACACGAAGGTATCTCCGGTCACCATCTGGTCTCGTCTAGTAAGAACAAGTCGGATACGATAACGGTCTGCGCCAGGCGAAGCACGGTTAGGAGTTACATTTTGATTGTCATACAGTGCATCAGTATCGGATACTGTTATAATGTCTTGAATAACTTTAAAACCAATATCTGCTGTCTGGAAATTCTTATACTTATCAAGGAATAGACTCTGTTTAGGACAGAATACAAAGTGTCCTTGAACATAAAATTCTGATTGTCCAACTTCAACCTGAGAACCATATCCGACTGCCGGATTGGTAGATGTGTTGATTGTTTGAACTGTTAAGTTAATGTTAGACCCGTTGGAGAGTACTTCGCCAGGCGTAACAAAGGTACTAGTAGTAAGTGGTAGACTAGGACTCTGTGTATTTGGATTGTCCAAGTACTGGACAAAAAGAGTATCAGGGTCACTGTTCACAGAAGCAACTGCTTCATAGATCTTGACTTTGATACTCGAATCCGCACCAGTTAACACGACACCCTTCAATGCACTTACAGTATCAAAAGAGTTATTTTGATCGTTCTCTATTTTGATGAACGCATAATGGTTGTTAGGTGCAACACCACCAGCTTTAGTAGGAACACCATCCTTTTGGAATATGTTATCAGCAAACCTTTTAATTTCTTTTTGGATGATGGTCTGCATCTGTGTAAGTTCACGTGCTTGCAATGCACGACCGGCATTGAACAAGATACGTGAGTAATTATCACTATCCGCGTGATCATCCTTGTAGGTTGATCTGAATGTTTGTTCTGTAAATGTGTTTGGCATTTCTTAATCCTAGATAGTAATTACGATTTTCAGGTCTTCGGTTTGATCGGTGGATCGCGTTACAGCTGAACGGTTATCAATATATAGTAGATCCCCAGTGTACGGATTAAACTCACCGTCTACTTTACTGGTTATCGAACCGTTAATATTTGTGTTACCTACCACCTGAATTTCTTCTGCAACTTGGAAGGAAGTGAATCCAGTTGTTTCGTTTTGATGATACCAGATTGTATCCGAATCATTAGTGTTGTCGATGATTGCAACTGCGCCAGAAGTAACACCTTGAATCTGAGATTTTTGCACAATAGACTTGACAAATCCTGATCCATCGTGTATAATACTATTAAGTGCCAGGGCGGAAGTAGATGTAAGTAAAACACCTTCTGCACTATCAACTCTTGGATTGCGTACCAATAATACTTGACGGAATATCTCGTCACCAGTAATAAAGTCACCGTTTTCAATACCATCTGGTTTGGAGTTAAACATAACACCATTTGCCTTCAGGTCAATAACAGGATTAGATCCAACACCAGATGCTTGTCCCAATACAGGACGAACAATACAAGAGTCACCACCACCACCAGAAATTAATACGTTTGCATAGTCGTAACCACTACCAAAGTAAGAGTTGCCCGAGTTACCCGCAGAGTCGGCCTTGACCTTGATGTCTACGATAGTCTCACCCGCACGTACCGCATAAGCAATCGCACCAGTACCATTACCCACGATACTTACCGAAGGTGGAGATGTATAACCAGATCCACCATTAGTTACTTTATAACCAACGATTTGTCCTTTTACCGCAGCGTTCTGGACTAGTTGTTGTTGTAGATCTTCGGCAGGAGAATCCGAGTCGGTTGAACCAACAAATCTTACAGGCATATATGCAGATGACAAAAACTTATCTGCACGTAATGCACCGATAGAGTAAAGGAACTTCCACGTGTAACCATCCGCAGTACGGAATGGTGTACCGGTAGTGTTACCAGTAGGTTGGTTGGTAGATAACTGCGAAGAACCATCCTGTTTCTTACCCTGTTCCAAACAGATGTAAATCTCGTTATTCGAGTTGATTACATAGAAAGGATTCTCGGGGAAACCTACATCGTTATCATCATATGCAGAGTAGATAAGGTTAGCAACCCATATTCTACGTGGAATTACATATGAGGCATCTTCGATGAGTTTTGCAGATTGCAAAGAACTTCTTGCCTGTCTGACAGAACGTGAATCATTAGTAGGAACAGTCGCAAGATCAGAAGCATTCCAATCTTCGGATCTACCAATGGCCGCATAGTATCTTACAGAAGAAGAGTCTAAGTCCGTAAGAAGATCATCTAAGACCTGTTTTTTAAATTGATCGGTAATTACTGGCATTTTTTATATATTCCTACGAAGTTGTTACGTTATCAGTTTTATTTATCACAATCCACTGAGTCCCAAACCACATCAAAGTAACAGATTCGTTCTGTGGTAGTATAAGACTTGCATACGCAGCAAGATTACTTGAAGTTTCGTTAATAGTTTGCGTACCCGCACCTTTATTAACAAGATATTTAACTTCACCATTTAGTCCAGATGTACCACTTGCTAAACTGTGTGCACCGGTAGTACCATTGGTGAATAATGTTATTGGTGAATTTGCACTTACAGTACCACCACCTGTCGAAATACCCTGTGTTTTTAATACAAATTTAGAGTCAACTTTAACTCCACCATTACCCGAACCCTTGAGTGATAGTGCGGAGTTTGCTTCACCCGCAGCTTGCACTATTGCAGGTACGTTAGTGGGGGAGTTACCAATTCGAATAAAGTTTGTTGCAGAACCGGAGTCTTGGAATTGTATTAATTCGTTACCCGCACTATCAAGAATCTCTTTACCGATAACCGGAGAGTTAAGAGTAGGATTCTGAAGTGTCTTGTTCTTTAATATTGCGGTGTGGTTATTAAATACAAAAGTATCTGCCGCACCCAACAGTGGTAATGTAATTGTTCTATTCGCAGCCAACTCATTCACTGCAACCACATATCTGTGATTCGATGAAGTGTCATTAATCTGTGGGGTAGTCAAAATAGGACTTAGTAAAGTCTTGTTAGACAATGTTTGTGTTGCAGAGTCCATAACCAATGCACCAGAATAGTTCGGTATTGTAACCGTGTTATCTGCTGTTGGGTTAGCGACTTGCAAACGAGTCTCAAAATTGTTCTCGACAGATCCTTCGAATATAATACCCGAAGAGTCAAAGTCGATCAACGCCATCAGAGATGCACCATCTCCAAGTTTGCTGTAGATCTCTTGGAAGTTTTGTTCAATCTTCAACGATGCAGTACGAAGTGTATCACCCGTACCATCGTTCGCGATTGTGCCTCTGTTTAATACTTGTCTAGTCATTCTCTTTTTACCTAAAGATTATATGTTCTATTTATACTAATAATTGTTATCTATTACTTTCTATTACTTCACGGAGAGAAATTTCTCCATCAGAATCTCCGACCGGAGTCTGGAATAGATTATTATCAGAATCTATACGAGAAACCTGTGGGTTCCACGTGAAGGTTTCTTGATCTATACTTTCTGTAGATGATAAATCGAATCCAGAGTAAGTAGTTGAACCGTCACTATCATCATCCAACGTTGGGGAATCAGGCGTGAGGTATTCACCAAGACTTGAATACAGTCTATCGAGGTTATCGATTGTAAGATCTTGCACGTCATTCAGGTCATTACCCATAGGTATACCCAGATACAATTCACTTGAGTCTCTGGCCAGACCTGCACTACTACCCATATTTGTTCGGAACTTCAAAGTTCCTCCTTCATCGGTCGCACCAAAGTCGAATAGTGCGGTATGTTGTTGGAAACCAAGTGGTGATAATCCACCAATACCTTCCAATACAATCGGTGGTTTGATTGCTTCGCCCGGATCATACTGTAACTGATCTATTGATGCAGTACCTACGATTTGAGTGAGACCACCAAGGTACATACCGGCAGGATGCACCATGAGTTTATATGCATCACGCCATTGCGCAAGAGAAAGTTCTGATCTAATCTGTATTGCGTAGGTTTGATATAGTTTATTGTCAGTAAGGTACCTTGCACTCTCTGCACCAACCTTAGACTCATTCAACTTGAATATGTATTGTTTTGTGTAAACAACATCTGGTTCAATGTCAAAGAAAGTTTTAAAGAATTGTCGAATACTGTATCTAGTACCTTTGGCACGATACAGATAACTTGAGTATTTTACTGCGGTTCTTTTATCAACAAACCCTTGAAAGTAATTCTGACCTAACAGATACTCATCTTCAAAATAAGTAAGAAGATCCAAATCTGTTTGTGACACATCTCGCGTCTCGAACATGTTGTTCAAAAAACGAGTCAACGAATCTTCTTGATTCTCAAAGTCAAAGTAGGCCTTGATGAAACTTACAAACTTAGGATACTCTGCAAGGATATGCGAAGGTAAGACGGACTCGATCTGATCCGCTCTCAGATTGATGTCACGTCTTGTAGTATCTTTATGTGTTTTATCGAATATTGACATTAGTTACTCGCTGTGGTACGTAAACCTTTCGCACTTAATCTCGTATTATCATAATCTAGAATGTATTCTCTCTGTGGTACTATAGCACTTGCGTTAGCAGGAGTACATGAAAGTTTGATCAACTTCGATTCGTCCGACTTAAATCCTACAAGATTGATGATACCAGAACCGGATTCGTAGAAACCGATGTTGTCGGACTTCACGTCACCTGTACCAACATCAATGATCTGGAGTTTGTTTGTGGTCAGAAGATTTCTAATCTTACAGTTTAATGATTGTCCACCAAAGGTACGTTTGAACGTAGAAGATTCTATAATGAAGTTCACATCATCCGGATTGGCGATAGAAGAAGGAAAACTAAATTTGAAATCCTGTTCTACACCAGCCGAAGGCGTGAAACGTTGTTGCATCTTCACATCTGCGCGAGATGATAGAATAGCAGGACTCACGTCATCTATCAAAGTCAATAAGTTAGACCTACGGAATGCCTGTCCAAACTTACCGGTATTGGTCGAGAAGTAATCTAGCATTACACCTTTAACTTGTTCTTGAAGTGCATTGATCGACAAGTTAGTATAGTCCGGATTGTATTGGAAGAAGACATTGGTTTCGACAAAAGTCTCTACCGGATCAGTAAATTGTAATCCAAACGAAGCAATAGAGAGTTGATCGACCAACACTCTGATATCGTCTTTAGTGATATCTTCTAAGGATTGTGTAACGTCCCCTTTGAATTTTATTGATAAGAAAGTCTGACCATACTCGGGTTGAAGATTATCTTCTCCACCCCAAGCAATGATGTCGTCAATCAATGAACCATATGAACGTAACACCAAGTTAGCATAATCAACGTGTGTTACCATTCTGTTCTGTGTTGCATATCGGAATGGCGCATTTCGTCTAATAGAATCCAATGTTTCTTTATTAGTACCACCGACCGATCTATTGACTGTCGATACTACAGGTAATCTTTGTAGACCACTACCACTAGTCGGTTCGGTCACTTCTACCGTATTAAGGGGTTCGAATAATCGTCCACCATTTGCATTCGCACCATCTACCGAGAGATACTCAACTGTGATCTTTGCACCAGCTTTAGGTACCGCACCAAGTGTGGAACCATTACCAAAGGTTAACTCATAGTAACCATTTGGTGCTTCCTTTAGAATGTATGCAGGAGTGGTTGCAGTTATATTAGTTGCAGTTTCTAGATTAACATAAGTAGTAAAGTCATCAGAAGTTGAACTCTCATATATTCTAACTATCGCAGTTGCACGGTCAAGGTTAAGATCGGGAATGATGTACATAGTTTCTTCTGCATCTTCCCCTGCAAAGAAAGTTTTAGTCTTTGCAATACCTTCGTAAATAGGGATACTGGTAGAACCCGACAGTGTTGTGAACTGGAAGAAGTTGTTACCGTCATTAGTAGCCTGAATCAATTCCTTAGTCTGGAATGTGTAGGATGCATCATCAATAGATGCATTAAACTTATATCCAGATGCAATCTGTAAAGTCTCAGGTACATCTGCTTGGTCGATACCGATGTTGAAGGACATATTGATAGTAGCTTGTGATGCAGTTTTTGACTGAGGTACATAACCCAATGTCTCTGCGTGTGATACGACCGAAGATCTCAACTGTGCAGTATTCAAGAAAGACTCGTTCAACGCCATGTTTGCAGTTAAACCATTGATGTGCGTATTGTAAGCCAATACATCCAATAGATTAGATATACCAGACGCTTCGAAGTCATAGTCCGAAAACTCCGACTGTTGTTTTAGATATGTCTTTAGATTGTTTTTGATCGCATCAAAATCTAAAGATGAGGAATTAATAGTCGTTGCCATTATCGTAACCTATTCAGTCTGGTTGTAAATTCTACGGATTGATTAGAATTTACGATGTTAAAAATTATCGTAAGTGTAACACTGTTTCCGTTCTCATCTACTTCGGGAATTACTTGTAGAGTTTCGGAATTTATTCTTGGTTCGAAAGCACGAATGTTCTGTATAATCGCATTTTCCATCTGATTCATTGTACCTTGATCCATCAACTCAAAGAGGTAACTCTGGAGGTTTGCACCAAAGTATGGAGCAAAGGGTTTCTCGGTTCGGTTTGTCATCAATAAGTTTTTTAAAGATTGCATGACAGATGATACCGCAGTTTTCTTATACACGTCACCGGCACCCTTCGCTGCAAACGAAAGGTCAATATCGATATACTCACTGTTCGATGTCGCTTTGATAGTGGAGAATTGTTGTAATCCACCGTCTTCTATAGAAAATGCTCTAGCCATTTGTCTTTCCTAAAATATTATAATTCTATTTATACGTCTTCGAGAACTTCTACTAACTCATTCTTTGCAAAAAGTGTCCCGTTGTATCTTGTTTCTAATTGTTTTTTATAATACACTCTCCAAGTAATACCATCGACTTTCGGCATTACAACGGTCACTTGCGCATTGAGTTTTCCTGTTGGATCCCACTTATCATACTCTAGAATAAGTTTCTCGTAACCAACATAGTCCTTGATATACTCAGCAAGATCAAATGTTCTTTCGTAATCTATCTGACCCTGTTCATCCACAACTTTGTAACTTACCATTTGTCCGTCTTGTTTTAGAAGATTTTCTCCTGCAACTGTTTCAAGAGGGCCACCACGGTAAACCCCCTCCGAGACAATAAGACGTACATCTTTGAACATGTCAATGTTACCATTGATTCTACGGAACAACTCTGCGTGTAAATAAAGATTGAACGCGAGTTGTTGTCTTTCATACGGACTATTTTGGTATTTGTCTATGGTCGATAAACTACACGGGTTTCCTTTACTACCAAGAAACTTCGAGAGTGATACTCCAGGCGAGAGTTTAGTAAAAGAGGTAATGTCCTTCGCGTCAACCAAAGCTGGATTGTATTTTTGATCCGGTACAATTGTTATCATTTGAATCTCTTACCTCTATTTTTCACTGAGTTACCAAGTGGAGTATAACCAAATCTTGGAGATGTCTGTTTTTTGGCAATACGTCCCACCTTCGGAGGCAAAGGATTTGTCCAGTCAGAGGCAATCATACCATTCTTTATCAGTGCGTCAGGGAATGATATACCCTTCTCGTTGAGGATGGTTCGGTTGGCTTCGTCTCGCATTGTAGATCGGATTTCATTTATAGTGGGTTCCTTTTCAAATAGACCCGCATAGTCATCACGTAACAATACATGATTTCGTATAGCATCCTTACTATCAATTGATATTGCACGTATAGACAAGTGTCCATCGGACAAAAGACCTGCAACGGCATCTGTCTTAGGTATTGGTTTCAGTGGAGATAATGATTCCATATTAGTAGGAACATCAGGCGCACCACCACTTGGTTGTCCACCCTTTTCCTTGGATGCTAGTTGCGCAGTCTTAGCGTTCTCTGCTTTATGTGCAAACTTAGACTTTATCGCTTCGAGCGCCTGGCCATGGAAAGAACCATAGAATGATGCTCCCGAAGTAAATGGTACCGCACCTTGAGGCCCCATATAAACTGGGCCAGTAAACTCGACTTGTTCACCCCCAATCGCACCTTTCATACCAAGTACCGAGATTTCAGTTGCAGAAATATTACCCTGTAATGCTGTCATTACAAATTCTTCTTCGGCAGACACATGGAAACGATTACCGGTGAACATTTCAATCTCGGCACCTACGTTGTTCTTCCAGTGACCTTTGATTGTACCATAACAGTTACCCAAAACAATATCAGATTTGTGTTCGATTGTTTTGTTTACCGCAGTACCTTTGGTTGTGTAGTCGGTGTTCAGTCCTACCGTTGTGGTATTGTTCTTACGTATTTCGGTATTAGTATTACCATCAACGTTGACATTGTAATCGCCACCAACACTGACATTATAGTCACCCGTCACTTCTAAGTTTAGGTTACCATTATACACCAACTTACCGTTACCTTCAACAATAACAGTATGGTCACCACCAGTAACCTCAACCTTGTTATTGACCGCAGAGATGACTACAGACCCGTCTGCACGTACTTCTACACCTGCACCCTTACGATGTTTGATAAGAATACGTTCTCCGCCAGGCGTGTCATCATAGGAGATGATATGTCCCGATGCAGTTTCCTTTACTTGGTTGAAGGGGAATCGAGAAGGTTCTTGGTCTTCGAGATCCAAGTCAGTTCCTTCGGTACCACCCCCAAGATAAAGATTCTCTACCTTGAGACCACGTGCAGATCTGTTTAATGACGACCCGTAATGATATTCCCTCTTGGGGAATTCTCCTGTAGGATCTTGGAAACCATCAATTGGAACACCTTCGGTATTTTCAATTGCAGGATTATCACCTATCGTTTTTTTATTCGTTATAGTTGTCATACGGCCTTCTTCAGTTTCAGACCATTTCGGTCTAATGATGTTTCTGTCAACGGATCTGAGTATACTGTCTTCTTACCAAACTTATTCTCAACAAAAGATATAACATCGAAGTATGGATCTTGAGATGAGATATCAATATCATTGTGACCCAGTACTTGACCGCCCGGAACGGTTTGGTAAAACAGTTCAAGGAGTGTTTCTAATGTCTTCATCTGAGATATAGTGAACGAACTCGCAGATAGATTCAGTAGTGGGTTGTCAGCTTCAGAGGGAACGTTCACACCACCGACCAGACATACGTCAATACAGTTGAACTTGTGTCTGTTAATGTCGCTTGCTTGTGCAACATTATCTACAGGTAACCCGCGTTGCATAGTACCATCACGTCTAATTACAAAGTGATACTGGATACCAAGATGACCCGCATCATTATGTCTTAGTTGAATTTCTTCTGCACCAATGTTCGCATTAGTATAAGTTTCACTTGCGTGAATAATAACTTCAGATACCTCTCTGGTCATTCTAACAAATTCTAGACCAAGTTCTTCTTTAGAATCTACATAACTAAATTCTCTAATGTATCCGGCAGAGTATCGTTTAGAAAGTTCTAGTAGATCCAGATCTTCTGTGTAGAATTCACCTGCTTCAGATACAACACTTCCTGCTATTGTGGTGTCCACTAGACTAAGTGCATTCTCAATCTTAGTGGTCTGATTGTTAAAGTTTTGTAATTCAGACTCGGATATTCCCGCAGCTCTTGCTTTACTGTTTATCGTTTGATTGAATTCTTCGACACTACCAGCTTCAGTTTCCTGAATGACCTTCCGCATCTCTGGCGACAAAGACTTATCCTTCAAGGTAAGTGCTTTCATTGCTTTACTTAAATTGATGTCTCCCCCAGACATAACATCGTTCATTATACCCGAGAGAAAATCTTTATCGAGAGATTCTCCCGCACCGAACAATCCAGTAAGAGCACTACCAACCGAACCGGTCAAATCTTCGAACAGGTCTTGTGCAGTACCAAATCCTAAATTTATATCCGAAGAAACTCCGCTAACAAGATCCGTTACCGCACTTCCTATACTACTCGTAATAGAACCGAATCCATCCGAGATTATACTCTTTGCTTCATCGAGTCCAGTCGTTAATGCAGAAGTAAGTGTTCCGGTAACAGATGCGGCCGCAGAGGCAATAGAATTACCCACACCCTCGACTGCGGATACTGCACTTGCAACTTCAGTCAGTAAACTACCACTCTTTGCCTTATCGGCAACTTCATCTAATTTACTCTGTACATTTCCTATACCTTCGGTTATAGAATCACCTAGTGCATCACCACCGGCTTTAGATGCGGATGCGGTTGCCTTGATAGAACTTAATAACGTACCTTTTCTTTCGGATGCATCTTCGATTGCACCGGCAAGTTCATCGAGTGCGGAACCTCCTAATGAAACAATAGTAATACTTTCGACGGGTGGTACAATACCTGTCAAAGATTTTGTAATCTCAGGAATTGTACTCGGTAAATTTTCTCCGGTCTGTACTACAGTAGGTACTAATGCGCCATCGACTAGTTGGGTAATAGGGTTACCCGAGGAGTCTTCGGTGGGTAATCCCGATCCGTCTAAAACAAATTCTGTTATTTGTGTTGCTACATTTGTCACTGCGACACTAGGAACACCAACATCAGTTATCATCTTGGATGGATCTGTTTTGGGGTATACTCCCGCAGTAGGAAGTATTTGCGACAGTGAACTTGTTGTATCACCCTTAGAGTTGTTGTCTAAACTCTTGAATCCGTTCACATCAACTTCCACATTCTTACCGAGTACAGTAGAAGAATTTAGTATGTTAGCGTCCTGAGACTTTACGACTTGCGCATTGAGGACATCCAAGTTTGCAGTTGATACGACCTTTGCCTTGAGACCATCATTAAGTTTTTGGAGATTAGACATTTCTATACCTTCTTATTCGCATATATTTCATATACTCTTTTTACTTCACTGTTGTAATCATCTTGAATAGGAGCATAATGACGACCTATAATTTTACCCAGAGATCTTGGTTTTGACTTGTCAATAATATCTGAATTCAAAATGCGAATGTTTGCATCTACGTGAGTAGTATTTAGTTCATATGATATGAATGCTAATTGTGTACTGAAATGCCACCATTCATTACTGAAGGCCTTCAGACGAGTAAACCTAACGTCACTCCAACCCATCAGACCGGTACCACCCACATTTGTGTATGTGGTATCAAAACTACTGTTAGTACGTGAGATTGCACCTACTATCGCACAAGCTTGTTTGATACTGTATCCGGTAGAAAGGAAGAACTTAACAGCAACATCTCTGCGCAACTTCGAAGTGAACTCGTCGATAGGGAAGTTTCTGACTTCATTCTTCAATGCTTTCGAGGACTCATCGATAGAACCTGTTGATTGGTTATAGAACTCTTGGTCTGGACTTATTCTCTCAAGTAAACTATCGAATGCAACTTGTTTTTGAATCGAAGTTGGATATTCTGTACGGGGTAATGATCCTATCACGATAGGAACCTGAGACTCAGTACCATCCATAAACATACCAAAAACAAAAGAACCTGCCTCAAGTCTTGGAGTAGAACCCAATCCAGACACACCACCCTCGGTGGTAGGTAATACTACCTGCGCCCACGGGAGATCATTCTGTCTCACTTCACGAGTAGATGGGTTATGGATACCATGGATACGCAGACGTACACGACCCTCCAAACCATAAGGAGGGGATGTGTCGATTACGTCAGCAACAAACCAACGAACCTTATCACCGTAATAATTAATCAATGTTTGGCCCCTTCTCTAGTTTGAATACTGTCATTGCAACATCATGTCGAGTATCTCTAAAGGTATGTCTTGTATTGTAAATAAGAAAGTCACCACTCTTTAATGCATCGAGTTGATCCGGACTCTCGGGATTATTATCATCGTTCAAAACATTAATGCGGATCTTGTCACCTACCGAACCACCCGAAGCAATGAAACCTGGCCCCGGCACCGTAACATCCATCATGTTTTTGAATATGGCGTTTCGGAATGCAAGGTTCTCAATCTTCTTGAGGAACATAGAAGGACTCACTTCGTCATGAATACTTTTCTTGTCATGGTAAACACCCCGAGATACTACACTATGGAATATCTTTGCATTGGTATTATGTAGGTGATCCCCTTCGATGTTCACATTAACGAAATCCGGTGTTTTATACGATGCATCATAAACATTTTGTTTTGCATAGTTTATAAACCCTTGTTCACTAGACTTCAATAATAGTGATTCTAGACTAAAGTGTTGTGCGGTTGTACGACCATTACTAATATCGGTCACAGTATATAATGAACCTATACCACCAGACATAAGTTGATTGAGTGTGTTTTGTAACTTACTAGTCTTCATCGACTGGACTTGAAAATATTGATGACTTATACTTCCGATCTCTTCTTGTGCCTGTGTGTTAGCAGGAGAGAAGATGAAAGGAATCTGTTTATTCCATGCGGGTTCTGACAACATACGATCCAGACTTGCGAGTCTTAGATCTTGATCATGGATAGACGCATATAGAAAGAATGGCATACCCAAAGATGTGGTTGCCTTGTTAGTCAACCAAGTTGCAGCCTCAAGGGGGTGCATATATGGAATGATACCTTTGAAGTTACTCTGAACAGATTCTCCTGCATAAGAAATATCCACATTCTTACCACATTCGTTCTGACACAGTTTTATTATTTCAGTGCTCAAGTCATCTCGTATTGCACGTGAAATGTTTTTGGTCTTACTCACGAATGCGTGTTCGTCCATAAAACTAAATACGTATAGAGAAGAATTGCCTGAGTTAGAGGACTTGACGATGTTGTCGATACCGGTCAATAAGAAAGAACGATCCATAACAACTTCTTCGGATTCGGTCTTACTCATTTCACTTAACATTTTAATATGCAGTCTGTCGGTTCCACTGAATCCTAAACTGTCAAATATTCCTTGGTCATCAGATATTATGACTTGACCACTGATATATGGTTTGTCTAGATTCTCAAAGAACACCAATTCTACGATCAGAGAACGAACATCGACAATGAAATCCGGTAACCTGTCCGAAGTTATCTCGGCGACTTTATATTTAAACTGTGATTGTCTTTCCATTATTGACCCATCAGTGCAGAGAACTCATTCACAATACCCTTTATAGAATTGGGTTTAATGAGTTTGATTTGACGGAGACTCTCGTTCACATTCGACAGATAGTCTTTCATGGTCACTTCGACAGCACCCACCGGTTTGACTTGGGTCAGTGGATTAATATCTATCCAGTTACCATCAACATCTTCGTAGTGATGCGTCCCCAAATACTGAGGTTGTTCACCATATACCAACATTGATGTCACAGTGCCCGCAGGATTGGTATATGACAACTCTTCTCCGGTTTGAAAAGATCCGTCAGTCAAGTTCTTGGTATTAATATAATACGTCAACTTATATTCTGAAGTAGGATCGAATGCGACATTGGTGATGGTTGCTTTTCTCTCGAAAGGATCTAATGTTGTTTCATACGAAGATACTTGTAAACCATCTTTCAATAACACCCATGTAAGGGGTTGAGTAAAGGTTTCTGCCCCTAATGCATCTGTCCTCTCTAGGTTTATAATACCATTAGAGTCCGGAGTCACAACCTCTTCACTTACTTCCGAAGTCAATACAACATTGATAGTATCGATAATAAACGTTCCGAGTGATAGATCTCTTTTGATGATCCGTCCTCTGGTACCGGATACGTTACCCGTTACGATAGCACCAACTTCAAATTGATCAGGTGCGGTACCTATAATTTTAGTACGATAGATTGGTTGGTTGTCATCATCATAGTAATCAATAACATCTTCTTGTTGCAACTGTACCGTTACCATTCGGTGTGGGTATCTTTTCTGTGCAGCACTATGAACCTCTAACAAGGTCAGTGGCCAACCACCCTCTCGGATATGATCGTTCATGAGAAAGAATGTCCAATAATAATCCGTAGTTCCGTAAAAACGAAATGATGTTTGGTCAGGTCTTTCGTTGGCAGGTATAGTATAGTCGGTAACAAGTAAATCACGTGACTTTATCTGGTCAATAGCATCGACATATTGTGTTAGATTGGTCGCGACAGAAAGAGAAGTCTCGTCACCAAACCGATAAAGTGTTGGTCTGAAGTTATAGAAATATGACATTAGAAACCTCCTTCAGATACGTCTTTGCGTACTAGTGCTTTCGTCTCTTGGAAACTCAAGGTCATGTCAACTTCCATGAAGTTACCATCCTCGTGCATTGCCATTTGAGATGCGTTAAATGTTGTAGATACATCACGAAGATAACACGGTTTGATCTTGGCAAGGCCAGGAATCTTATCACCGTCATATTCGAATGCTATGTTAAATTTGTTAGGGAACTTATAACCTAATGATATTGAAGCATCACCAACATTCGCAGTAATCTCATCCGGATACAATTCGGTTCGCAACAGTTTGATGATTTCATTAATCTCTCTTGCTTCTTTTTTAGACTTTGCAATCATCTTAAATGCGAATGTAAACTCACGAATGTTCGGTTGTTTGAACAATATGCGTGAATTGGGGTTCAGTGTAACACCACCGGCAAGTTTCGAAGCTGCTTGTGCCTCTGCACCATACGACCCAAACTGAGATGCAAGTTGAACACCTGCGAGTTTTGCAAGATCTCCATTATCTCCACTAGTAAGTTGACTTACAAATGAACCCAATCCTTTGACCATAGATTCTGCGAAACCTAATCCAGCTTCCATAGATGCACCTGCGGCACCCAGATCAAAGTTCTCATATGTCACATTATCACGGAAGGCAAGACCCAAAGGGAGGTATAAACTAATTGAACTAGTAGTTATGGGAATACTTTGTCTGGTAGAATTTGACTGTTTCTCAAGTCCTTCATATGATCTTATTTGTTCGGTGAGTTTTTTTGATTCATCGATAATTTTCTCAAGTTCTTCTTCATCACCTTCGGCTGCAATCTCGTTAGCTCTTTTCTTCAGAACTTCCAAATCACCTTTCAACTTTTTGGTCTGCGAGGCGAAGACGTTGTTACTATTTGCGCCGGTGGGTTTATCTTCATTTAAACTGAAAATTACCCGTGCCTTGTAATCAGTATCTTCTAGTGGGTACTTGAGTTGTCTAATAGAACTCTCACCGCCCACAGGTACTCCGACAGGTACTGCCCGTGGTTTTTGTTTTCCACCTCGTGCAACTGCTAGTTGAATCTGTTCCGGAGTGAGTTTATCTCCGACCTTTACGTCATATATATTATCAGGCATTTATCCGATCCATAAATAGGTTAAAATCTTTAAAACTTTAAAACTATTTATATGAAAACTTACAAAGGAAAATACAAAATCCGGAATGAATCCAAGTATCTTGGTGATCCCAAGAATGTGGTGTATCGTTCGGGATGGGAAAAGGCTGTCATGATATGGTGTGACGACAATCCCAATGTGGTTGGTTGGGTAAGTGAAGAAGTTATTATACCATATATTTGCGAGACTGACAAGCGTCCCCATCGTTATTTCATGGACTTTATGGTCAAGTACAAGGATGGACGCACTGTACTGATCGAAGTCAAACCGCATAAAGAGACAATCAAACCCAAGACCGGACAAGGAAGACCTCGAAGACAAGTACTTAGTGAAACATTGACATATATTAAAAACATAAGTAAGTGGACAGCGACCGAGAAGTATGTTGCTGATAGAGGATGGCACTTTGAAATATGGGATGAACACAAACTAAGGGCTATGGGGATACTACCCAAACCATTAGGAAAGAAACCAATTAAACCATTGAAGAAAATGAAACCGTATAAGAGAAAGAAGTGATTGACAAGAAAGTATATTTTATAGGAATGAACAAGATTGCAACCACGTCATTCCACGAGTTATTTAAAGCATCAGGATACCGGTCATGGCATTATTCCTGCATGGACGAAGTTACTATGGAACCGTTGGTACTCGCACAACAGATGGGACAGAATGTTGATGAAAATAAATATGTGATGAAAAGTATTGATCATGCACAGGTCTATAGTGATTTGTTTTTCCATCGTGATTATGCGTGGGTAGATGGCGTCAAGTGGTTCGACAAACTCTACAATAATAATCCAAATGCTTATTTTATATTACAGACTCGTGATATGGAAGACTGGTTGGACAGTAAACGTAGACACAAGGACGGTGATTATATGAGACGTTGTTGTGAATATCATGACCTAGAGCCAGATGAGATGTTGGAGTGGTTTCGCAATGATCGAGAAGAACATGAAGATAATGTTCGTTCTTTTTTTACAAACAAGAAGTATGCAAATTTCCTTGAATGGAACCTCAGTACCGACCACATATCGAAGTTGATCAATTTCGTCAAACCAGACTTTATACTCAAAGAAAAAGATTGGGGGCGTCATGGCAAACTATATAAATAAAGACATGGATTTTAACAGGAAGACACATGTCTGACATATTCAATAGATTAGAACGACAGGCATTCCGTGCGGGTATTACACCTCGGACGAAGGAAAGTCGTGCGTGGTTTCTGAAGAAAGCACAGAATATGCGGGGTATCAATCGAGAGTCTTTGATGAAGGAAGAACCCATCAAGGCAAGATCTAAACAGATCATTGGTGGTATGTTCATGTTTACCTATGATCCTAAACATAAAGACAAACTACCATACTATGATGCATTTCCATTGGTGATTGTTCTTGGGCCTGCGAAGGGTGGATTCTTAGGATTGAATCTACACTATCTTCCACCCAAGTTGAGGATGCAGTTCTTTGCGAACATCATGGATATCCAAGGTAGTAAGTTGAGTGAAGATGATAAGTTTTCTTTGACATATAGAATGTTAAAGAAATCTTCGAACCTGAGATACTTCAAACCATGTGTTAAACATTATTTGAATTCTCAGGTCACCAGTCGTTTTGCGGAAGTACCTGCACCAGAATGGGAGATTGCAATCTTTCTGCCAACCGCACAGTTCCGCAAACGAAACAGTTATAAGGTTCATTACGATAGTAGGCAGATGATACGATGAGTGCAGGATTTTCAATCGAAGACCTAAAGGGTCAAATAGGTGGTTCAGGTGGACTTGCGAAAGCAAACCAGTTCATGGTTCAACTACCCCAACTAGAGAATTTCAGAGTAGATGCGAGAGAGTTGAATTTATTCTGTACGGTCGCTGCATTACCTGGCCGACAGATCATGAGTTTAGATCATGCGATTGGTACAACCAACCGAAAGATTGCGAATGGATATGCAACAACAGATCTGACATTGACTTTTCTGGTTGCAAACAATCACATCATTCGTCAGTACTTCGAAGCGTGGCAGAATGAAGCACACGATCAGGTAAATCGAACTGTAGGTTATTTCGAAGACTACACTAAAACAGTTCAGATTTCTACTATGGAAAGAGGTCTTAGATTAAGTGTTGTTAAGAAACAATTAGGATTTGTAGATAAGGTACCGAGTTTCTTAAAGAATCGATTACCAAAGATAGGCCCTTTTGATCTTTCTCAAGGAGAACTTGATCTTGGTGGTTCCTTTTCTATGAAGACTACATATACATGTAACCTGTTGGAATGTTATCCAACATCATTGACTGATCAAACATTGGGTAATGGTGAAGAAGGTGTTATGGAATTGAGTGTACAATTGTCGTATACTGATTGGGAAAGTGTGGTCGGTGACTACACTAAAGAAGGTGAAGATATTGCACGTGGTGCGGTAAGCGGAGTCTTTGCAAAATTATTTGGTTAATTATTGGAGAATATAATGGCATTACCTAAGTTAAACTCGACACCACAATATAGTTGTGTTATCCCTTCAACCAAAGAGACGATTAAATATCGTCCCTATTTGGTGAAAGAAGAAAAGATTCTAATGATCGCATTCGAGACCGGAGATCAGAAGGCTGCATTAAATGCAATCATCAATACTCTCCAAGCCTGTATCGAAGGTGAAGTTGGAGTAGCAGACTTAACAACATTTGATGTTGAGTATTTGTTCACCCAAGTCAGATCAAGATCTGTTGGTGAGAATGCGAAGATTTTAGTCCCATGTGGTTCGTGTGGACATAAGAATGAAATTGATATTGAGTTATCAAACATCGAGATCGTGTATCCCGAGAACTTTAATTCCCGAATCGAGATCACAGATCAGGTTGCGGTAGAGATGAAGTACCCTTCATATTCAGATGTATTGTCTATGAATTTCGAGAGTGATCAAACCGAGATGGGTATGCAGATTCTTGCTCAATCTATCGATGCGATCTTGACCGAAGACGAAAGAATTTCCACGAAGGATGTGGGTAACAAAGAAGTGATGGACTTCATTGAGTCTATGACATCTGACCAATTTAAAAAGATGTCTGATTTCTTAGAGTCGATACCTTCATTGAAGAAAGAAATTAAACAACCTTGTTTGGATTGTGGAGAAACAATCGAACGAACATTGCAAGGGATTAGCGATTTTTTATCATAAACCTTTCTCACGATAATTTGGTCAATCATTATAAGACCAACTTTTCGTTGATGCAACATCATCATTATAGTCTAGGTGAGTTAGATATGATGATGCCGTGGGAAAGGGAGATTTACGTTAGTATGTTAATTGATTATGTGAAGGAAGAAAACGACCGTATAAAACAAGAACAACAAAGAAATGGATAAACCAAAATGGCAGAACAAAACTTAGGCAATGCTATCGAACTCCTTAGAACGGAGAACGCAAAACAGTCGCAAGAACAAGTATCGTCTACAGATAAGATCAATGTGAACCTTGAAAAGTTCTTTAAACAAATAGCTGCCATGGCGGGTGACCGTGAAGAAGAAAGACGTGACAAGAAGAAAGAGAAGAAAGATAAACCAGAAGGCGCTGTAGGGTTTAAGAAATCTGATATCACTGGTGGTTTCGGATTGCCTGGAATGATCAGTGGTATTCTTGCAGCGGTTACCGGATTTGCGGTAGGTGTAGTAGATGCCTTCAAACGACTCCTGAGTAAATTGGTTCCCAAGTCTATCAAGAACGCATTTAAGAATTTGAGTAATGCATTCAAAGCAGGAACGAATGGTGTTAAGGGTCTGTCTAAAGCTGCGAATGGCGCTTTCCGATCACTCAACACTATAGAAAAGGGTATTCGTGCATTAGGTGTTGGATTCCAGTTTGCAGTCGATAAGTTAAAATCTGCGGGTAAATTCATCAAAGGTAATTTCCTCAAAGCAGTTAATGGGATTAAGAGTGCTATACTTTTCCTCGCCAAACCTTTCGGTGCAATCAACAGGGCACTTGGTGGGACACAAGGTGGTATTGGTTTCCTTTCAAAAGCAAGTGCAACCATAGGAGAATTCTTTAAGGGTATTGGAACCAAGATTAAAGGTTTCACTGACCTGTTCGGTAAGTCAGGATTCCTTGGTAAAATCTTTACTGTATTCCGAGTACTAGGAACTAAGATTCCTATTATCGGTCAGATCATCGCTGGTGTGATGGCAATCTTTGATGGTTTCAGTGACGCAGCCAAAGAGGTTGGTGGTTTCGGTAGTAAAATAATCAGATTCCTTACTTCTGGAATAGGTACATTCTTTGGTGTAGTGGTTGGTGGTATCGGAGATCTTGTCAAGTGGGCTGTGAGTAAACTTGCGGGTTTATTTGGTCTCGATAAAATAAGTACATTTCTAGACTCGTTTTCATTCGAAGAAATAATCATTGATATGTACGATAGTGTTGGCACATACTTGATTGGTGCCTTTACCGGTGGGTTCGACAATTTCATGTCTAAATTACCAACTATGATTAAAACTGTTCTTGACTATACAATATTTGCGATACCCACTCTTTTGTCCAAAGCTGCACAATTTATTGGTGATGCGCTTGGTTTTGATATGAGTATGTTAGATGGTTTCAGTCCAACACAATATTTAATAGATATGATGGCAACTGTCACAAAAGTTGTTTCAGATTCATTTAACTGGATCGTTGATAAAGTTACCAACTTTGATTTTGGTGCAGCACTAGGTGCAGCACTTGATTGGGGTCATGAGATGATGATGAAATTAAAAGGCATCATCGCAGGTATTTTACCAGACGCAGATTCATGGGCAGGTAAACTGATTCCAGATGCGGTCTATGATTATGTGAATGAAACTCCACCTAAACCAGTAGAGAAAGCAAAAGAAGAACCAGTCGCACAAATGGATTTGGGTGAAGATGCGCCTGACGCATTGACCCAAAAAGACGTTATTGGTATTAGTGCAGAAGAACAAGCATCCAACGTTGTATCACTCGAAGATGCACGTACCGCTGCGGCCACCGGAGATACTTCAGTTGGTGATGACCTAGACTCGATATCTGTCACTCCCAAGGAACAGTTCATCAAAGATATGGAAGATCCCCAATGGATGGCTGAGGCAGCGGAAAAACGCAAGAAGCGTGAAGAAGACTTCGCAAAAATGGAAGAGGAATCTAAGAAGACACGTTTGACTAAAGAAGAAAAATTTGCAGACTTAAAAGAAAGACGCCGTGCACGGGCAATGAAAAGAGAAGAAAAATATCTTGAGATGAAAAAAACCGGTATGAAGGACGGCAAGAAACTTTCAGCCGACCAATTAGGACAGGTTGATCGTAGTCTCGAAAGAATTGAAGCGATCAAAAAATACCGTGGTAGGGATGTTGATAGTATGTCTAGAGAGAATGCACGTTCTAGTGGTGGAAACGCAGTTACCGTAGTTGCACCATCGTCACAGAACGTGACAAACAATACTAATCAAAGTACTGCTGCGATTATGTCACAGAATCAACCGACAGTTGATCAGAACGATAGGACTTATGCTGTAGCATAAAAAAAGGGGGACTTGCGTCCCCCCGTGTTACTAGTCTTCCTGTGCCATCTGCGCAAAGTAAGATAGTGTGTCATCTTCCTCCGCGACAGCACCCACCGTTGGTGCAGGAGCAGAAACAATCTCAGGTTGTGGTGCAGAACGTCC